AGGATCGCAAAAACGATTATATTGCGCCCCGGCGCCCGTGTTCATATCGCCATAGTCTGAATTTTGCGTCGCGTTCGGCCTTGTAATTACTACTTTATATCTTAAACTCCCTGGATCCATTACACAAATTTTTTATAATTGTTTACCAATTTTTGGTAACCAATAGGCGTAACGTATGTCTGTAAATGTTTAACCGGACTGCGGTGATCGTACCAATGTTGGATTAACATATACATTGCAATTATCAACGGTTTAACGCTGTCGTCGCCGTCGGGTTCACTTTTATACGAAACGGTAATACCGTTAATTTCGCTCCACGGTGTCGGCGTGTTAATCATCATAATACGGCCGTCTGTTGGATATGATGTTCCTAACCAATAATCGACGTCTTTTGTTAATACTGTGTTCACTAATGGCTCTGTAACATATGAAATAATTACCTCCGTTAATTTACCCGGAAACGATAATTGCAAAATTCCGTTCCCCCAATTATCAAATTTTTGCTCGATATGTTCTTTAACAATTACCTGGTTTGTGTCTTTTAATACTGTAATGCGTGCAATTGGAATTAAACTTGTAATATATGCGTCGTCATCTGTAAAACTGCTGTCAATTCGCAAATATTGTTTAGCCTCAGGCAATGTAATTGGCTCCGTTCCGCTATAATCTAAAATAATTGGCAATTGTCGCATTTGTTTTGTTTTTAAATAAACAGAGCGGCGTTAAAACCGCCCTGTTTTATTAAATTAATTATTACGCTTGTAACGATTTTCTGAATAAACTCGCTTTGTCCGCTTTACCGTCCATTAGTGTTGTAACAACTAAACGGCCAATTCCTCGTTGACTCAATGTAAATGGATCGTAAACAATATCCATTCCGCCAAATTGGCCAATGTGTAAATGATCGAACGCTCCAAATAATCCCGCGTCTTTGCCGGCTGTACCACCAGAGTTTAGGTTTGTTGTAACGAAATATTTATGTCCGTTTAAAGTTTGGTTAAACGTGTCTAAATAACCACTTACATAATTAACGCCCGCTAACGCTCGCGCTGCACCAAACCCGGCCGCGTTAAATATAAACGCTTTTCGTGCTGTTGCTTGGTTTATGTTTTCGCCTAATAAATTGGCCTCCATTAATGCTAAACCGGCCGCGTCAATAACTCCGGTGTCGTCTGTTGTTGCTCCGTAAAATATGGATCCTGGTCCGTTGGTTGTTGTCGCTGCATTTTGTAATAATGCCTTTTCAAATGTTGCCATTACTGAAGACGCCATATTTGCCTGTAATGCTCCCTCTACGGCTGCATTTTGTTGCATCAATTCCGCGCTCATTTGAACCAAAGAAATTATTTTTTTAGGTTGTAACGTTATTTCGTCAATCGAACCACTTGCGGCAACTTCTGAAGTACCCGACGAACCGGTGTATCCCGCCTCACGTACAAAAGAACTCGCAATGTCCCCAATAATTGGGAATTTTCTGTCTGAACTTAAACCCGTTAAAAAGTTTGCACCCGCTTGAATTAAAACGCTGTTTGCCTCTAATTGGTCAACAAAAGATCCAACGTCTGTTCCGGCTGCCTTTGCTGTTGCGCTTGGTAAATTAGCCGCTGCACGTGTTAACGCTGCAATTGGAATAGCAACCCCGCGGAACGCTTGCCCTGGGCTTTCAATTCGTGCCTCTGCGTCCATTTCTTTAACAATACCGGTTAAATTACCTGTGTACGCTTGGCGCGCTGCCTCTGCAAATGAAAAACGTTTTAAATCTTTGTCGTCTTTTTTAACGTCTTGCGTTTCGAACGATGTAGGGTTAACGCTTGCTAATTTCATTGATCGCTCTAAACGGTCAATTCTATTGCCTAACTCCTCAACGTTTAACTCTACTTTGTCAAAACTTGATTGTTCGTCTGTTGATAAATTGCGGTCCTCTGTTTCCGCTAAATTGATTAATGCGCTCATTTCGTCAATTGAAATTTGGCGTTCCTCTTTTAATTGCTTTAGTGTTTTTTTCACTTTTTTAATTTTAAAATTGATAATTTATTTTTGCGTGCCTGGACGTTGTCCCGGCTATCGTGTTTAAATGCCTCTAAACTGCGTATGCTTGCGCTTGTCTGCGGGTATGCGGGACGCGTTACTAAACTGACGTCGATCAGCCTTTTAACTTCCTTAACCTCGCGAACAAAACCGCGCTCGCTTTCCGTCCATTTGTCGGCCTCTATAAAAAACCCAAAACTCATTTTTGACAAATCGCCGCGTTTCATTAATTCGATTGCGTCGTTTGCCGGTCCTGTGTTTGGCATTTTAACCTCTGTTTTTAACCCTTTATCGTCAACACTTAATTTTAATGTGCCACTTGACGAACGGCCAAAAACAATATTGTTATCGTGGTTTAATAAAAAAACAACATCATCGTCTAAAACGTTATCGAACGCGTTGCGGTTTATTATTTCCTTAAACCCTCCTAAATCCTCGCTTAATTCCCCAAAAACGGACGCGTAACCGGTTAAAACTGTGTTTCCGTCTGCATCTGTTTCGGCTCTTAATTCGGGCGCGTTAAACTGTCGCGTTTCCTTTTCCTGTTTCATTGTTATTATTTTTATCTGTTGATATAAAATTCATAGGAACGTAATATTTAAAACCGTCCTCGCTGTCGTTCATATTTTCGCGCTGTCTTATTTCGTTGGGGCTTATTGCTCCAACACTAAACAATTTTGCATAATATTCGGATCGTGCCTTTGCGTCGGCTCTTAATAACGCTGTTGTGTTAAATTCAAAATATGTGCGTCCTTTGTCGTTTTCAAAAATTAACTTTTTGTTAAATTCTTGTTCCAATTTTGTCGCTATTGGGTTTATTGTGTGCGTTATAAATTCCTGGCTTTGGTGTTCGATATTTGAGAACGTGGCGCGCTCGAGATCGCCCAATAAATGCGGGCTTACTCTAAATATACGGCTAATTTCTAAAATTGAAAATTTGCGCGTTGCTAAATACGCCATTTCGTCCGGGCGCAATTGGATTGGTTTATAACTCATTCCCTCCTCCAGGACCGCCGTTTTAAAACTTGTTTTTTGGCCGGTGTGGTATGTTCTTTGCCAATGGTCGCGTAAATTCTGCATTGCGTCGGCTCCTAATTGTCCCGGGTGTTCTAAAACTCCGCTAATTCGTCCGCCGCTTTCGGCTAAACTTTTGCCGTAATCCTGGGCGGCTAAACCTAAAGCAATGTTATTTTTTGCGTATTGTATGCGACTAATCCCAACAATTCCGTCGCTTGTCATATCGGGAACGTGTATTATATCGCTTGCGTCGTACCGCCCGCGCTCCTTTATTTCATAAACTAAACCACCGTCAACAATAAAAATATTAACGTCGTCCGGGTGTATTAAATTTAATGCTGTTGGGCGTCCTCGCTCGTCGCGGCTAATGTGCGCATAAGCATTACCATATAATAAAAGAGTATTTAAAAACGTTTCAAAAAAAACGTATTTCGTTTGTATGTTGTTTGGCTCGTCGTGTAATAAAGTAAATAACGGGCTTTCTGTGTACTTCTCGCGGCCTGTTTCCGTTTTTATGTAGTAATTTAGCGGTAATTGGCTAATCGTTTCTGAAATAACGCGAACGGCTGCATAAACTGCGCTAAATGTTAACGCTGTTTGTGGCGTTACGCTAACGGTGTTATCAACTTGTGAAAGTGCGTAATTTAAAAAATTTCGCTTTTCTGTTTTTGACTGTCGCCACGGTAAAAAATCGCTAAATTTCATTGAGTTTATTTTTGCAAATTAATAAATAATTTTTATATTTACGGCCAATTTGGGGTAAAAATTATTTTTTTATTAAATTAAACGCTTTCGGGCGTTTTTTTTATATTGTAAAAAACCCTTTTTTGTCCCTGTAAACGCTCGGTTGTTCTGTTTCTGTAAATGTTCGTTCTCCAACGCTCATAATTAACGCTAAAATTGTATCTATTTTGTCAGTGCTTTTGTCTTTTGCCGGTCTAATGTTTCCGTTACTATCTGCAACAATTGCCACGTTTCCAAATTGCCACCTAATAACAGGATCGTTATTATAATTAAAATTTCCCTCCATAACTGCAATTTCTAACTCCTTTGTTGGCGGGCTTAAACTTTTTGAATACATACTAAACGCGGACATTTTAACGCCGTGTTCAATTAAATTAATTACTAATTGGCTACTGTTCCAACGGTCGTATGCAATAGATTTAACGTTATATTTACCGCATAACTCCAAAATTTTAGCCTCAACGTAACGGTAATCTGTAACGTTCCCCGGTGTTATTTCTAAATAATCGGACCATTCTAAATAATTTATATTGTCGCTTTTACCGTCCCGCGTGTTGGCTTTATCTTCGGGCAAAAACGTCCAATGTTTGGTAATTATAACGTCGTCAATTTTCCAGGACAAAACAAAACTCGTTAAATCGCGGGTGCTTGCTAAATCCAGGCCACCGTAACAGGGCGCAAATTCGATTAAATCGTCGTCAATTGTTCCGTTACATTCTCTTAAATAATTGTCCGGGATCCAGGCGGTTGAACTTTCCGTCCATTGATTTAAATGTAATCTGCGAAAAACGTTTAAATAACTTGGCAATGTTTGCGCCTTTAAAACTTCGCGTTCCATATATTCGCGTTTTAAACTAACGTCCAATCCTGGGTTGGCTTTTTGCCACGTTTCCGGGCTTGTAATATCGTCGTCCGGTTCTGCCTCATATATAACCGGCAAAAACTGCGGGTCCTGTATAACTCCACTTTCAACTCTTTTAGCATAATCATAAAGTTTATAACAGGGGCTGTTTTTATCAAACCCCGCGGTTGTTATTGAAATTGCTAACGGACTTCGACGCGATCCGGTTGCCGTTTCTAAAACTTGGTAAAGGTTTTCCGTTCCGTCGTCTTTCATTCCGTGCAATTCGTCGTAAATAAACGCGGAAACATTAAACCCGTGTTTTGTTCCTGTTTCTCGGCTTATCGCTTTGTAAACGGATCCTTGCGCATTATAGACAATTGAATTTTTAAATATTTCAACAAACTTTAATAACTTGGGGTTGTTCTCAATCATTATTTTGGCCGTGTCGAAAACTAACGCGGCCTGTGCGCGGTCGTTGGCTGCGCTGTAATATTCCGCCCCTGGCTCGTTGTCAATATACATTAAGGTCAAAATAATGGCCGCGGCTAATGTACTTTTACCGTTTTTGCGTGGTAAAAAAATAAACGACGTCCTAAATTTTCGCGTTCCGTCTGAATTTTTCCAACCAAATAAGGGTTTAATAATTTTTTCTTTTTGGTAATCTTGCAATATAAACGGCTTTTTTGCTAACTCGCCCTTTGTATGCGTTAAATATTTTTCAATAAATGTAACCGCGTCGTTGGCTGCCTTGTCGTCAAAATGGTATTTTTTGTCTTTTTTCATTGGCATAATCTTAACTTTTCGTCTAATGCGTCAATAATTGCCAATTGTGAATTAACGCGGTGTTTTATACTGTCAATTGTTTCTTTTATTTCCGCGGGGTTTGCTGCAATATAATAACCCGCTCCGCAACTACATAAAATAATTGTTTTGTCGTTTAACCTAATGTAATTAATTAGTTTTCGTAAACGCGGCCCCTCTAATTTAATATTTTTTTCTTTTAGTCTTTTAATAATTTTAGATCCTGGAATTGCGTTATTTTTTCCAACGTAATTATTAAACCCTTTTATTAATATTGGTATTAACTCGCGTTCTGCGTCTGTTAATGGTGCTGTTTCGTTATATCCTTTAATCATAGGGTAAATTTATTTTCTATTATTTCCGGTGCTGAAATCCTGGACCTGGCCGCGGGTGTTAACCCAAATTGAACGGCTAATTTTAAGGCTTTGTTTAATGCGTCGTTTGCAATTTTTTGCTCCGGCTTTGACTGTCTGCGGGTTAACTCGCCGTCCTCGTTGTAAAATTCGTCAATTCTTCCGGTTGTTTTTAATAACGTTTCCGTTTCAATATATAAAGCAATTTCATTACAATAAGCCGTTATTAATGAAACGTCGACCAAATGCAGCATTTTTTTATTTAATAATTCGCTGCAAATATTTATAAATTCTGTTTTTCCTGTATCGGTTAAATAAAACGGCGGTTCCGGTATATTTGCCAAATAAGAAACAGTCATTTCATTGGCTTTAATTCTGCACGGTTGCGCGGTTCCGGCTAATTTTTTTAACCTTGTTGGCTTTGGTTTACGTCCTTTCATTGGCTGCGGGTTTATGAACTATTTTTATTTGAATTTTTTTATTATTACATTCTTCAATAATCATAGAAAAATGCGTCATTACTTCAAATAAATCTTTATTTCTAAAATTGATAAATTGGCCGCTTTCTCTGTCTTTTAAAACTCCGCAATACATTTTATTTAGTTTGGGTTAAACTTACATTGGTACTAAGTAGATAAACCAAAAAATATTAAACCCCCTTTTTGCGTGGGGAATTCCCCTGGTTTTTGGGTACCCCCCAATTTTGCACGCACAAAATTTTTGTGGGGGGGTGTCG